ATGTAAATCTCTAATCGGTTCTGGAATAGACCGATGTTGCGCACTTTGGACGATGACTCGTTCCCGGCAAATGCGTAATCATTACCCGACCCGTCACTGAAATATGAATTAGCAACCCAACCAGTCGTAGACGGGGCAGTTGCCGACTGACCGGGAACATTAATGTTTGCGTAAACGAATCCCGTGTCCTCGGGTATTGGATTTGCCTCGAGCGCTTCCGCGGCCTGCCACTTGAACAGAATGGCTCTGCGAATCTGACTAGTGGTCTTATCGGCAATATGAACCTCGGGGCAGTTAATCCAAGTGCTACTGCCGCGCTCACGAAACCGAATGCGATACGGCACCACCATGAAAGCGCCGTCACTTCTGGATATGCCACCGGGAAATAAAAGATGCAGCCAAATCTCGTCAGGCGCATTGCGCGAAACAACACCATGCCATATAGGCAGGTCGCTTTCTGGCAGTGATTGATGTGCCAACGCAATGCCGTCAGGACCTAACCTGTGCTGCGACAATTCAATTTGCGGGGTGAAAGTGCGAGCCTGCCTTGTAATGCTCTCGATCGGATCGTCGTCAGGCCAGCCCTCACGGGTTTCAAAAGTAACGTCCTCAGCCTCGTCAATAGCAACCCCGTCAACGCGCAGGTCCTCTAGTTCGTGGGGTCCGTTAAGGATGAACAGCGCCTCGACGAACTCGTCTTGATCGACAAGCTCGACCAGCGGCTCGCAGGCGAACGGGGGAAATACTTTTCTTGTTCCAATGACGCGGGGAATGGACCCGCCTGGATTGACAGCGTTGCCGCTAGCGCCCGCCGCCTCTTTATTGTCAGTGTTGGTCCCACTGTCCCCACCTAATAACGCCGCACTGTCGGTTCCAGAACCAACAGTCGGGGGTGCGGTAAGTGCGGAAATAGCCAGCGAGCCAGCAATTGCCACTGCGCCAGCCAGCGCTGTCGCGCCAAAGGTGCCAGCAGCAAACGACGCGCCCAATAACGGAGCAGCAAAGCCTGAGCCGATGCCTGCAGTGACGACGACAAGAGCGACGGCTGCAATAATACCGATAATGGCCTTGCGGTTTCCGCCGCCACCAAGCGACCAGTGCAGCGTTACTGCGATCGGCAGCTCTGCACAGGTAGGCTTAGGCCGCACATGCGACCACATTTCACGCGGCACTACCTCGCCGTTAATGCAAACGATGCCGCGACGAAAGAACATCGGGTGCAGGCGCGGAACAGAACGGACAATCTCAAGAATGCTTTGACCGTGCGGGCGCTCGTCTGCCCAACATGAGCCAAGGGAAAACGGTTCACGATATGCAACCGGAACGCGCTCTAGCTGCATTTCGTGAGCTCTCGATGTCTGCGGAAACCGACGATGCGTCGGCTGATAGAGGCATGTGTGAGCGGCAATAGAACAGCGCAGATACGTTCCTCAACGTGCAGCACCTGTGTCGCGCTTGCCATGATGCCGACATGCAGCGGCTTACCGCGCATGAGCGCAACGTCGAATGGCTGCAGCTCGCCGTGATCGACGGGTCGCCAAGGGTCGCAGTTAGACTCAGATGCTATGGTCGAGGTCACGCGAACGAGGTCACGCGCTGAAATCTCGCCGTAGGACGGAACCTCGACGTTGCACTCGTTCTTTAGGACGAGCCGAACAAGTCCCCAACAATCGACCCCGCTAAAGCCTCGACCGAAATCCTTGAACGGCAGGCCGACATAACGTTCCGCCCATCTCATCGGAACAAGCCCGGAAATAGGTCTTGCCGCGCTCGAACACCCGGCCACACCCGCTGCAGATAATCCCAACCGATTATATCGCCGCTGACGACCATAGGGTCGACCTTGACGTTAGTCAGGAACAGACGATCGGCGACATAGACTGCAGTCGCACCGGGCGAGCTGTCTATCTCTGTGCGCGGATCGACGGTCAGGTCAAAGTCGGCAGAGGACAGCAGCTCGATCTTGAGCCGCGGAGGTGTAAGGAGACTCCTTACAGTTTCACCGATGCGGGAGTCTACGTTCTGAATGGTGAGCTGTGCTTTTGGCGGGGCGTCATCGTCGGAAAGGATTGTTATGTCGAAAGGGAATCCAGTGTAGGTGTTCCCGGCATAGACAAAGTCTTTGCTGTCCCACACAACGCGCACCGGCTCGAGCAGATTGGGGTGCGTCAGCGTGAGGAAACAGAGGTCGACCTCGTCAGCAAAGCTCGACTCCGCCGAGCGGCGGAACGAAAGCGAAATATTGCGGGGCATTACGGAAGCCTGATTAGCTTAATGCTGACGCGACAGAGGCCGGGAGCGAAGCGCTGGATTACCGGCGCCTCATCAGGGACAAACATCCAAGAGTAGGACGTGGTCGTGCGGGGATGATTCATTGTGAACGGCATAGAGCCGTCTGCGATCGTCGTTATATAGAACGTATCGAATATCGCGACCTGCGCATCAGTCCAACGGAACGCAATCGTTGTCAGGACTCCCGCGGCTGTCGATCGCCGACGCATTTTCGGAGGACCGACCTCGGGCTGAAAGCTTGCGACGTTGCGCTGCCGCTGCTCGGACAGGCTGTCGAGGATTGGGCAGGATAGACCTGTCGGCCAAGTTGCCATCAGCGCACCTTGTTAGGTCTGTTCCCAAAACGGGAACGGTTCACATCGTCGAACGCGCCGCGCGCCGTATGCCGCTTGACGATGTCAATGATGACAGCCTCGCCATTGCCGCCGCCAGATTGCCGGGTCTCTGCATCGTTGGCGACGTAGTTATTGACGATGATGCTAGGACCAGACGAACCGCGAGAACGGGAACCAAACACCTCGTTTGGGATGACCTGACCATTGCGCCCGAACCGGACCAGCTCAGGACCACGCTCGCCGACGACCGACCAATCACCTTTGCCGAACGAACCGCCGCCTGCTGCGTGCCCGATGCCACCGGGACGAATAGCACCGGCGCCGCCGCCCGTGAAAGCGCCCAATAGACTACCGAGCAGACCGCCTGTGCCGCCTGGAGTCTTGGCACCGAACCCAAGGATGTTACCGAGAGGACCTTGACCGAGCAGAGCTGCCTGCAACAGCGCGCGGATGATTGCGCTCGTGAGCTGCCTCATTGCGTCGGCAGCGGTTAACGTCTTGCTGGCAATGCCCTCAAGGATAGTCACCATCTGGTCGCCAGCGAATTGCAGCGCCTCATTCAACCCCTGCCATTGGCGCCTGTAGTCCTCAAGGCGTTGTGCCGCCTCGCCCGTCTTGCGCGCTTCCTCAGCTATTTTCGCAAGCCTGTCGGCTGACAGGGGGATGCCCTGCGCCTTGGCATTGTTTTCAAGTTCAATTTGCGTGCGGTATTGAGTTTGGATTCCGACGCTCTCGGTAAGGTGCTCAGCCTCTACATTCAAAAGATCAATGCGCTTTTGCTGAGCGTCGATTAGCTTTTGAAACGACTCGCCCTGCTTAAAAGACTCATCACCCTGCCTGGTTCGCCCGTTGCCCGTTGGCACAGGGGCGAGCAGGAACCGTCGATCGGCAAACGGGTCAGCGCTAAGAATTTCAGAACCCTGCCGCGGCTTGCCCTGACGGTCTGCAAATGTAATGTCCTTTTTTATTTTCTCGGACTCTTCCCTAATCCGCTCCATTTCCGAAACAACTTGCGGAACATGCTGCTTTGCCAGCTCAACAAGCTTCGCCCATGCAATGCGCCAGTTGTTCGCCCAATCCTTTGCGATCTGTTCGTTGTCGCTGCCCTGCTGTCTTTGTGTCTCAATGATCTTTACGGCAGTTTCCTGAAAGAATGTAATAACCCGCTGTTTTAATTTTTCAAATTCATCGTTAGCGCGCTGCGCCTTTTCGATCAGAACGTCATTGATAATTACGCCAGCTTGCTGCCCCTCAATGCCGAACTTCTTTAGCCCCTCCGAACCCTCCCTTAGAACCTCGACCATTTCAGGAGCAGCTCGGCGACCGGCAACAATAAGCGTATTGTTAAACTGGTCCTGCGCTGTCTTGCTATTCTTGACGAGGTCAGCATAACGCGACAACTGCTCATTAACGGGAAGCTTTGTAAATTCTGAAATGGCAATGTTGTTTGCTTTCAGAAAATTAAACAGGTCGCCGCTACCTTGCGCCGCCTCGCCCATCTTTTGCGTG